CAACGTGCAGGTAAACGTGATCAACAAGAGCGGCAACGATGTGACGGCCAAGCAATAGGGTGGCCCGCGCTTTGACGGTCGCTCTTTCGTGCTTGATGTGGTGCTTGACGCGGTGTCTCGCCCGGGTAGATTCAAGGATTCGATGAAGGGAGCAATTCAATGACTAACAAGATTGAGGGCGAGGTGCTGACTTTTGATGACACCTCTACTCACACGTTGGATTTAGTGCAGGATCGGGCGTTCTTCGAGGAAGAAACAGAAGATCCTTCGGTGCGCACCGAGTTTGAGGCTGGCTACGTTGCGAGCAGACCCCGTCATGTGCGCACCGCTTTGCGGCGCACCTGGAAGTCGGGTTACACCGATATCAGCGATGCCGACAAGAAGCAATTCTCAGCCTTCTATAATGAGGTTAAGGGCGGCTCTATTGCGTTTGAGTGGGTTGATCAATTTGACCCGGCTTACATCGCAGTCACCGACCCGACTTGGACCTTGAGCATCAACGATGCTCTGGTGTATAAGGTGCGCTTCACTACGCCTTTTAAACCAGAGCGGAACGGCCACGGTTCAACGCTGAATTGGAATATCCCTTTTGAGATCGAGGAACTGTAGTGGCAACAATCAAGAGAACACTATCACTGGGCGCCGCCATCGACAAAGGCAAGCTGGACTCCGGCGTTGCCTATCTGTTCTTTGTGCAGATCCAAATCTACGACCGCTTCACCGACACCTATCCCGTCACGCTGCGATTTCTACGCAATGTCGGCGACGGGAGTGGTGAGGGGAACGACGATGTAACATGGCAGGGTGTGACCTGGACCCCGGCGGCCTTCGACATTAGCTTGAAGGAGGCTGCTGGTGAGGTTCCCCGAGTATCGCTGACCGCGAATGACGTTATCGGCACACTGAGAGCCCAAATGGAGCTGTATGATGGCGCTGTTGGGTCAAAGGTGCAAATGCAGCTGACCAGGTCCGACATGCTGACGGTGCCAACGATAGACCAGGTGCCCGAGATTCTGGAGAACTTCGTGGTTCTGTCTGGCAGTGTCGCGAATCGCAGCGTGTCGATGGAGCTTGGCGCCCGCGCTCTTTTGAGTGACAGGTTTCCTCGCCGTATTCAGTCGCGTGATATGTGCCAGTGGACGTATAAAGGCACAGAGTGCCAGTATTCAGGGGGGATCTTAGCTTGTGATCGCACCCTTCAAGGGGTGAACGGTTGTGCAGTGCATGAAAACTCCCTCAATTTCGGCGGCTTCCCGGGCATCCGAAATCGTAACGTATAGAGATTTGCTGGGTCTGCCGTTTGTGCAGCAAGCTTGCGGGCCCGACGCCTACGACTGTTATGGTCTACTGGCGGAGATGTTCAAGCGGGCCAACAAACCTGTTTTGCGCTTGACCACAGGTTTGTCATTGGCGCAGAATGTAGTGATTGTGCAGCATCAGAAGCTGGACAATTGGCACGAGGTTGAGCGACAGCCTAATGTGGCTGTTGTTTTCAGACTCGGCCGAGTTTCATGCCACGTCGGCTTTATGCTTGACGAAAAAAGATTTATTCACGCATGGCGCAAAACAGGTGTCTGCGTAGAGCAATTAAGGAATTGGGAGCGGAGATTGGATGGATATTTCGACATCAATGGTTAAGGCTCAGCCTGATATCAAAGAGGATGAATGTTTAAAGATCATCACGATATTAAACCCTTTGAAAACCACCGAGATGGAGGTGGTCTGGGTTAAGTATGAGAAGGGTCAGTCTCTCAAGCATTATCTGGCGGACACCGAGCAAGAGCTGGTAGTCTCGCTTAGCGGCGGTGTGGTTGAGAAGAGCGAATGGGAGCTGCATGTTCCCGCCATAGATGACACCATCATAATCGCCCCAGTGATGCAGGGCGACAGTGCAAAGGATATCCTACGCATCGTCGCGTTTGTGGTTTTGGCCGTTGTCACACAGGGCATGAGCGTTGGTTGGACCGCCACATACGGCGCCACAACTGCCGCGTTCCTGTCTGCCGGCGTTATGGTCGCTGGCTCGATACTAATCAACGCAGTGCTGCCGGTGGGGGCCAACACAGGCTCATCCAAGAATAGCGTTGAGGAAAGCCCGAGTTATGGTTTGGATGGCCCCGTCAATGTGTCGAAGGAAGGCATCGTAGTTCCGGTCGTCTATGGCACTCATCGTATGGCTGGCAACATTGTCAATCTCTACACTGAGAACGTTGAGCGCACTCAGATCATCTACATGATGATGGTCGCCAGTGAGGGCCCGGTTGCGGCTATCTATGATTTTCGGATCAACGACCAACCCACTTCGTCTTTCGATACCATCATAACGGATCTGAGAAACGGCGAGCCAGATCAGGAAGTTATTCCCTGGTTTGCAGAGACGGTGCTACAGCAGTCTACTGGAGGCATCATACTTCAGGACTGGACAGCGCCTGGGCCGGGCCCAGACAGTCGTGTAACCACCCAGGAGGTGGACAAGCTGCGCATCGACTTGATTGCGCCTAACGGTTTCTTCTCGGTTGACGACGAAGGCACGCTGCGAAGCATCAGCAAAGACATTTCAATCGGCTACCGCCAGGTGGAGTCAGACGGCGGCCCCCTGGGTGGTGGTCCTCATGAGCCGATCTCCTACGAGGTGGGTCAACTCTCTGTTGACAACTTTCAGCAGCGATACCGCTACATCAACATATGGGATGTGGATGACCCCTCCGGTGATGTGACCATAGGCACCCCATTCATCTACAGAGCTACGCTGCTCCCAGGTGATGTGGAAGATGAGAACGGCGCCATTCATCAAGGCGGCCCGGATGGTCAGATTGTGGGCTTTCGCATGGACGAGCCGATCTTCAACCTGATGAACTTCGGCGACCCATCGTTTGATGGTCGCAGTCGCTACCCGGTGCGCCGCAGTTGGTATTCCCCGCCGCTTACTCAAGGCTACTATGAGATATTTGTGGGTCGTGTGGACCCTGAAGACCCAAGCGAGAGAGTGTCGGATCAGATTGATTGGCAATACTGGGCTGAGATCGTCACCGATGAGGTGGCGTATCAAAATACAGCGCTCGTGGGTGTCAGAGTTTGGATGAACGACCAGGTCGGCGGCGTCCCCAATGTGACCTACATGGTGGACGGCATTCAGTGTCGCGTCTGGACCGGCGCCACCTGGGAATTGCAACACACCCGCAATCCCGCCTACATAGCGATGGATATGTTGCTCAATCGACGCTACGGCCTCGGCGTTGATTGGGATGAGATTGATAGAGACGCCTTTATTGAGTGGGCTGACTTTTGCGATGCCCAAGCCGAGCCGCTGACGTATGATGGCGTCTTTGATCTAAGCATGGATGCTTGGGCGGCTCTACAGTTTGTTTTCCGCGCCGGTCACTCTACGATCAACCGAAACGGCACAAAGTATTCGGTCGTGACAGAAGCCCCATCCGACCCGATGCAAATGTTTTCCGCGGCGAATATCGTCACCGAGAGTATTGATGAAAGCTGGTTGTCGATGGATGCTCGGGCAAACGCGGTTGATGTGACCTATTTCGATGCCGAGAAGGATTACAAAAGGCGCACGATTCGTGTGGTCGACGATACGGTTCCGGCAGGCACAGAAGAGCAGCCGGCGGCGATCACGGTCGTTGGTGTCACCAGCCGCATCAGGGCGGCTCAAGAGGGCTACTTTCATCTCAACCTGAATCGACTGATCACCAAGACGATTGGTTTCGAAGCGGGCATCGACTGCATTGCAATCGTGCCTGGCTCGACATTCTTGTTTAAAGGTTTGTTGGCTGAAGCATCTCAAACGGGACGATTCAAGCAGCGGCTGAACCCCACGGGCGACGACATTGTTTTCGACCAAGAGTTGATCTTCGCCCCCGCTACACAATACAAGCTGGTTTCCCATCACAGCGCATTTGAATTCGCTGATCCAATTGTCAGCAACAAGATCAGCGCTCGCAGCCCATCACTGAAGACCATCGACATCGTGGGCTCCTGGCAGGGCGTGGGCACAGCTCACCCCGCAGGGCTGACACACGCCGACCC